TAACTTATTAAATGCTAAGTTACTCTTCACAAACAAGATGTTCCGTAAGGACTCTTTGACCAACGAACAAAAGATTCGCATTGTGGAATCATTTGATCGTGCAACAACGGTTCGTGAAGTGAAGTTAGTATACACAGCATTAGTTGAAAATCTTGCAACAGCAGCAAAGACGTTCAACACATCACGCAAGAAAGTTGTTACCGAAGGATTAGCCTCTAAGGCAACTCCAACAACGGCACCAAAGAAAGAAGTTATCGTTGAAAATACGGTAGCCCGTCGTTTACAAGAACTCGCAGGAATTATCTAATACTATAGGAGATTTACCATTATGTCAGATGTACAAGAATTTATCAACGAAGCGGGAAGTGCGCATAAGCACGTCATTGATCAAACCCGCAAATTAGCAGGTAAGTGGGAAAAGTCAGGTCTTTTGGAAGGATTGAAGGGATATGATCGCCAAGGTATGGCTGTCATGCTCGAAAACCAAGCAACACAACTTCTCCAAGAAAACAGTAAGACCAACGCAGCAGGAACAAGTGGTGAACAATGGGCAGGTGTTGCACTTCCATTGGTTCGTAAGGTTTTCGGAAGTATTGCAGCAAAGAACTTCGTTTCAGTACAACCAATGAACCTCCCCGCCGGACTTGTCTTCTACATGGATTTCAAGTATGGCAACACACGTAATGGCCAAACATCAGGTCAATCACTTTATGGTACAACTGGTTCATGGCAAGCACAATGGGGCGGATTTACCAATACAAACACGGGTGGTTTGTATGGAGCAGGACGTTTTGGATATTCTATCAATAATACAACGTTAAGTAGTTTAACGGCAGCAGGTGCGTCAGCATCATTCTCGGATGTAAATTACAACCAGGATTTCGTTGCAACTGGTAGTTTGTCAAAATACGCAGTTTCAGCAGCAAGTTTCACAAACCCAGACTTAACAGCAATTCGTTCATTCGTACCAAGTGGTTCTGGCGTAGACTTTGCAGCACTAGTTCTACCAGAATTCACGAAGTATGATGGCACAAATATCACATTTGTGGTCAACACTGCCGTTGCATCTGGTAAGCAAATCAACAGTGTACAATATAGTAAGCAACCAGTTGATACTGCACGTGGTGATTTTGAAGATCGTGACGGTTCAGTAACAAACTTGAACATTCCAGAAATTGACTTGGAACTTCGTTCAGAAACCATCGTTGCCAAGACACGTAAGTTGAAGGCAGTATGGTCACCAGAACTTGCACAAGACTTGAACGCATACCACTCAGTTGATGCAGAAGCAGAATTGACCAGTATGTTGTCAGACTATGTTGCAACAGAAATTGACCTTGAAATCCTTGACATGTTGATCAACGCATCAGCAACAACGGAATATTGGTCAGCAGAAATTGGTTCAGTATGGAACGGTTCAACATTTGCTGCATCTTCCTATACGGGAACAGCATGGACCAACATGACCTGGTTCCAAACACTTGGACAAAAGATGCAAAAGGTCAGTAACCGTATTCACCAACTCACAATGCGTGGTGGTGCAAACTTTGCAGTCGTATCACCAACAGTTGCAACCATTCTTGAAACCATCCCTGGCTTCCAAGCTGGCACAGATGGTGACAAGATGGAATTTGCGGCCGGTGTAACAAAGATTGGTTCATTCCAAAACCGTTTCACCGTATACAAGAACCCATACATGACAGAAAATGTCCTTCTCATGGGTTTCCGTGGTTCACAATTCTTGGAAACTGGTGCTGTCTACGCTCCATATATTCCATTGATCATGACACCACTTGTGTACGATCCAAACAACTTCACGCCACGCCGCGGTGTGATGACACGTTACGCCAAGAAGATCGTCCGCCCAGAATTCTTCGGCAAGATCTTGATCGACAAGCTCAACCTTGTATAAGATCTAAACGTAACACAATAAATTGGGTGACCTTCGGGTCACCCTTTTTATTTTTAGATAAAGTATTTTGATATTTATATATGTTGTTATTTATTTTATGTTGTATACTCTAAAGTAGAGATAGTACATGCAAAATCGTGAACCAATTTTATTTGAAGAAATAAGTGTAAATCCGAATGGAATCACACCGTTTGGATTTTATGACACAGATGTTGAATTTCAACAAGAAGCTCCGGATGTGGCTACGTTTGTAGCACGTAGACTTGGATACCCAGTAGTAGATGTAGAATTGACACACAAACAAATTTATGCATGTTTAGAAGAGGCGGTCACAACGTATAGTAACCAAGTTAATCAGTTTAATGCACGCGAACATATGTTTGCGTTACAAGGAACTAGTACAAATATCAATATTACACAACGTAATATTATGGCTACCCCACTTCCGCAATTAGTTAAATTATCTGCGCAATATGGAACAGAAGCAGAAAGTGGTGGAAATGTAGAAATTAAAAAAGGATACATATCCGCATCGGCATATCAACAATCGTATGATTTAAAAGCATTGTGGGCAGATCAACATGAAAATGGAAAAGCAATAGAAATTCGTCGCATTTATCACTACATGCCTCCGGCAATTGCTCGTTATTATGACCCATTTGCAACGACAGGTCTTGGATTGACCAACTTGATGAGTGAGTTCGGATTTGACGGATACTCACCTCCCGTCACATTCGTGATGATGCCAGCATATGAAGATCTTCTTCGTATTCAAGCAATTGAAGTGAATGACATGATTCGTAAAAGTCAATATAGTTTCAGCGTATCTAATAATGTAGTTAGATTTACACCAATTTTTACAAAAGAGTCAACTATTTGGTTTGATTATTTAGTAGTTGATGATAAACAAAATGGATCAGGTAGTAATGGAATCAATGGAGTCATTCAATCAGGATCAGAAAATTCCGTGGTGTCGGATTTTTCAAACATTCCATATGATAATATTCAATATAAGAATATTAATAGTATCGGTCGTCTCTGGATTTACCGATATACACTGGCATTGGCAAAAGAACTACTTGGTAATATCAGATCTAAATACCAAGAAATTCCAATTCCAGATTCAACAATTCGTTTAGACGGAGAAACACTTCGTCGTGAAGCCGCCGATGAAAAGAAAGGATTGATTGATGAGATTCGTGAAACCTTAGAACAGACGGGACAGCAAGCACAACTGAAAAAACAAATGGAAAATGCACAATCCATGCAAAACATATTTTTGCATGTTCCAACTCCAATTTTTATAGCATAATATGCCACGATTTGTCAGTGAAAGAGATTTTTTATATTTTCAACAAATCAACCGAGAAATCGTCGTTGATATAATTGACGTTGAAGTTATTTTATATAAAATTATAAATGACGTAGTACAAGTAAATATATACGGAGAAGCAACGGAAAAAACTTATTATAAAGGTATAAGTTTAAATGGATTGATTAAATATCCAAAAAAGGTAGCCGAAACTGAGGCTGGATTTGGATACGATGTCACACAAAAAGACGTGGAATTTAGATTTGTTAGAAAGGTATTGCAGGATGTAAATGTGTACCCAGACGTTGGTGATGTCATCAAATATAATGACAATTATTATACGATCAACAATGTTAACGAAGCTCAGTTAATTGCAGGTCGTCCTGAATACAATCAAGCCACGATTTGTCATGCGCACTTAACACGTAGAAGTAACCTTAATCTTGAAGATACCCATATATGAGCACTCCTTTTTTCAATAGAAACTTAGAAAAACCAACAAATAGGTATTCTCGCGGCGCTGATAATAAATTTGTTGATGGGGTTAGTCAACCGGTAAGTATAGGATTGGAAACTGTTGATAGCGCCATACTAAAATACCTACAAACTAAAATTAAACCAGTGGTAATGCAAAACGGAAAACAAGTACAGGTACCGGTAATTTACGGTAATCCAGAACGATGGAAAAGTGCTCAGCAAGACGGATCACTTAGAGATAAAAATGGAATGATCATGTTACCAATTATGATGATTCGTCGTACTTCTATAAAAGAAAATAAAATAAATAATCCAACAAACAAATATCAAAATTATTTATTTAAAACTGGGTGGAATTCACGCAACATATATGATCGGTTTGCTGCAGTAAATAGAATAACTCCAAGTGAAGTATACCATTCGGCAACTATGCCAGATTTTTATGATATTAGTTATGATGGTATGATATGGACAGAATATATGGAGCAAATGAATAAATTGATAGAAAATATTTCATTTGAAAGTAACGAATATTGGGGAGAAGATAATAGTTATAAATTTATAGCAAAAATACAACAATTTGACAACAAAACGGAATTACCAGTTAATAATGCTAGATTGGTCCGTAGTGAATTTTCTATAGATGTGAAAGCGTACATTCTTCCGCAGAGTATGTTAGATAAGAATGGCAATAGAACAACCGCTACTAAACTACAATATTCTCCAAAAAAGGTTGTATTTGACATGGAAATTGTCACTGGTTCTATTAAGTAACTTCTAAAATAATAAATGTTTCGTAATATTTTTACATATTTATGATATGTATAGATATTTTATTAACTTAGGATGGTTATTTTATGAAAAAAGTTACAGAGGAAGAATTAACGCAGATACAAAAATTAAGGGAATCGTTGTTTGATATCATCACTTCTATCGGAGAGCTTACTCTCAACAAATATGTCACCGAGACTCAATTACACACTATAGAAGAAGATATCAAAGGACAGAAAAATAAATTTTCCGAGTTTCAAGAAAAAGAAAGGGTTTTATTTGAGCAGTTACAAACTAAGTACGGAACTGGAAATATTGACATGGAAACCGGCGAAGTATCAGAATAATATAACCCATTTGGAGGATTCGTATGGCAAATGAAAGAATTGTTTCCCCTGGAGTTTTCACACGGGAAAGAGACTTAAGTTTCTTAACCCAGGGTATCAGTGAAATTGGGGGCGCATTTATTGGACCTACGCCAAAAGGTCCAGCGTTTATCCCAACAATTGTAAGAAGTCAACAGGAATATGTTACCCGGTTTGGTGAAGCCGATACGAGTCACTACACGGGATTAACAGTAAAAAATTATCTTCGTGAGTCAGGAGTGGCTACGATTGTTCGTGTACTTGGAACAAAAGGATACCTACCAACGGCAGCACAATCTGCACTCATTTATGCAACTGGTTCTAACGGAGTAAAACTTTATGCAGTTTTACACCCAACAAGTACAGGTAATACTATTACAACTGCTTCCGCAGCAGGTACAACATCAAGTTTTAGTGCGGTAATATCTGCATCTGGCGGTACGAACATCAGTCAAAGTTTTAGTCCAACAGAAGGTTCCAGTACATATTTTGCAGATTATTTTTCTGCAAATACGACAACAGCAAAGAACTCATATATTTACGCACTATTCCCAGAAGCAGTGTCATCTTCGCTCGGAACTGATATTACATTTTTTGCCGAAACGTCAAGTACTGCATTAAATTTCTCTGGTTCTGCATACGGAAAATATTCTCATGCAAGTACACCGTGGGTTCAATCACAGACAATTGGTGGTAGTAAAATTGATTTGTTCAAGATTCATACATTAAGTGATGGTACATCGGCAAATAAAGAAATTAAAGTATCATTTTTGAACATTAAACCAAGCGATGATACATTATATGATTATGGTACATTCACGATGGTTGTTCGTAGATATGATGATACGGACGCACGTCAAGAAATACTGGAACAATATGATAATTTAACGCTTGATCCCGATAGCGCACAATATATCGCACGAGTTATTGGTAATAGTGCACCAACCGAAGATACGGTAACAGGTGAAATGTACTATCAAGGTGATTTCCCAAATACATCACAATATATTCGGGTAGAAATGGTAGATACGGTAATTCCAGCAAAAGCACTTCCGTTTGGATTTGCCGCAGTAAGTTCAACAGTATCAGTAACGTCTGCACGGCTAACAAACCCAACCTATGTAACAACACGTTGGTATAACGGATCAGACGCTGGATACACAACACAATCAGTTGATAAGAAATATTACTATGGATGGAATTTTGATGCAGGTAATGAAACAAATAATTCATATCTAGGACCAATCCCATCAGGATCCGTAACCGTTGGGTCTGCATTTAGTTTGGAAGGAGTCACAGACGTACCAAACGGCGCATCTGCTAAGGCAATTTCAATAACTGACACCGACAGTTTGGCATACCGTAAGTTCACGGTTCCATTCCAAGGCGGATTTGATGGACTAAACCCAGCACGTGATATTAACATGGGTGGTGACATTACAGCAACAAATAGTCAAGGATTTAATTTACAAAATTCTACTACCGATGGTTCGGTTGCTTATAAGAAAGCACTTAATGCAATCAGCAACCCAGATCAATGGGACTTCAATCTCTTGGTACTTCCTGGAGTTATTTACAGTCTACATTCATATGTTGCAAATGAAGCACTAAGTTTGTGTGAAGACCGTGGTGACGCTTTCTACATCATGGACAGTACAGCATTGTCGGATAATATTACAACTGCGGTAAATAAAGCAGGTGAAATTGATAGTAACTATGCAGCAACGTATTATCCATGGTTGAGAGTAATTGATGTGAATACTAACAAATTAATTTGGGTACCACCTTCAGTTATCCTTCCAGAAATCTATGCTTATAACGATAACGTTGCGGCAGAATGGTTTGCACCGGCTGGTTTGAATCGTGGTGGTATTGCAAGTGCAGTGGGTGTCAAGGTCCGTCTCCCACAAGCAAGTCGTGATACGCTCTATGAAGGTAAAGTCAACCCAATTGCACAGTTCCCTGGACAAGGTATCTGTGTCTGGGGTCAGAAGACACTACAACGCCGTCCATCAGCACTTGATCGTGTTAATGTCCGTCGTTTGTTAATTGCTGTGAAGAAATACATTGCAAGTGCTTCACGTTACCTTGTCTTTGAACAAAACGTGGAATCCACACGCAATCGTTTCTTGAACATTGTCAATCCATATTTGGCAAGTGTCCAAGAACGTTCTGGACTGTATGCATTCCGGGTGGTTATGGATGAAACCAACAACACACCGGACGTGATTGATAGAAATATCCTTTATGGACAACTCTATCTCCAACCCACAAGAACCGCTGAATTCATTATCCTTGATTTCAACGTACTTCCAACGGGTGCTACATTCCCAACTGCATAAAATGAGAATGTGGGGGGAGATAAAACTCCCTCCACAATTTCAACTAATTACCTATTTATAGCTAGATATCCTTTCGGAGATTATACATGGCAAATTTAGTACAAGAACAAGAGCTGTTCTTCACAGCGTTCGAACCAAAGATGAAGAATCGTTTCATCCTCTATATGGATGGCGTTCCTTCATATATTGTAAAAAAGATTGCACGACCAACATTAACACAAGAATCTAAGGCAATTGATCACATCAATGTGCAACGTTATGTCAAGGGTAAGAGTAAGTGGGGTACGATGCAAATGGAACTTTATGATCCAATCGTTCCATCTGGCGCACAAGCCGTTATGGAATGGGTTCGTCTCCACCACGAATCAGTTACCGGACGTGACGGATATCTTGAATTCTATAAGAAAGATTTGACACTCAATATTCTTGGACCAGTAGGTGACAAGGTTGAAGAATGGATTATTAAGGGTGCTCAAATTACGGAAGTGAATTTTGGTGAACAGGATTGGGCAACGGATGAAGTGCAGACGTTCACAGTTACCATCCAGCCAGATTACGCAATTTTAAATTTTTAGAATTTTTAATAATCTGCTTACATTTTCAAATTTCTCCGTGATATATATAGCAAACGTATATCACGGAGAAGTTTTTTATGTTTAAATGCACCCGTTGTAATCAAGAATATCGATCATATAATTCATTATCAAAACATACCCGCGCTGCTTATAAACTTAGCGGAGAAGAATTATATCGTGAGTATCACAATATAAAAGAAATACCCACGTGCAAATGTGGTTGCGGAACTCCTACAAAATGGCGTATAGATAGAGGATATGGTGAATATGTAAATGGACATAATTCACGGGGAGAAGCGAATATTATGTTTGGTAAATCACAGTCAGAAACTGCCAAACAAAATATATCACAAAAACGTAAAGAAAAATTTGCCAATGGAGAGTATACATTTATAACAAAAGAAAAATGGAGTCGTGCTGCAAAACAAGTATGGCAACGAAAAGGTCATAAAGAAAAAATGATCAAGCTCCGAAAAGATTGGATTAAAAACAACGGATTTAAATGCGAAACATCAGATTTGGAAAAACATTTTGAACTTATAACATCTGAACACAATATTGAGTTGGAGAGTCAGTATTATTTAGATGGTAAATTTTTTGATTTTTGGATACCAAATACAAATATTTTAATAGAGTGCGATGGAAACTTTTATCATTGCAATCCAAATACTCATCCGACACCTATATATGAAATTCAAAAAGGTAATATAAAAAATGATATTATAAAAAATCAAATAGCAAAAGATAATGGATATTTATTATTACGTTTTTGGGAATCCGACATCAACGAAAGACCGTCGTGGGTCATCCAGCAAGTGTTAAATCACATACAATCCCGTTAACCCTGCGGGAGTTTTTATATTATTAACACGATTTTTGATATTTATACTAGAGTCCTTGTAACGAGAAATATATGCCAGATATTACGGATTTCCAAGTCGGTCAAGGGGAAACGTTTAAATTATTAATACAACTACAAAATCGTAGTGATAATAATACCCCATTAAATATTACCGATTATACATTTACCGGCCAAGTTCGTGAAAACTATACGACGGAAGAAATTGCCGCATCATTTACGTTTGAAAAAGCAATTCCCTATACGTCGGGTAGTTTATATATCATGTTACCTTCAACGGATACTGCACAATTAAACCAAAGAAAATATGTGTATGACGTATATATTAGCAGTGGATCCACACAACCCATCGTGCGTAGAATACTAGAAGGTGGATTAACGATACGTCCTGCGGTGACGAGATAGTATACATGGGAAAAATTAAACATGATATTCCTGATATTACCGTAGTCGTTACTAAAGGCGATGAATATCTCACATCAGTAACGCCAAGTCAATTATATCAAGTTATCGTAAATACGGGCGACAATTATAACGTTAGTATAGATGATCCAGAGGTAATAACTTCGGAAGGATCCGGAAGTTATATTAAAGTTGCCGATTATGCAACGTACGCACTTACGTCAAGTTTTGCTCAAACCGCATCATATGTCAGTGGCGCAGCCAGCGATTGGACATATATTACCAACAAACCATCTGGATTAGTATCAAGTTCAACTCAAGCAACTGGATGGACAGTATTATCGGCATCATACGCAGCAAATGTAGCATCTATCACATGGAATGCAGTTCAAAATAAACCGACTGGACTGGTTTCTAGTTCTACGCAAATAGCACTAAATCAAGTCAGTGGAAGTACATTTAAAAGTGCAAGTTATGTGTTTCCGCAAGATGTATTAATTAAAGGGATGTTAAGTGCCAGTGAATTACGTGTCACACGGGTTGTGTCAGCATCAACCACGGGAATTTCTGGATCTAATATTTTTGGTTCTAGTGAAACTGATTTACAACAATTTACTGGATCTGTTGTTTTTAATAATGGAGCCACCGGTTCACTGAATGGAACGGCAAGTTTTGCAAATAATGTAAATTTAAGTGGTGTTATAGGAAATGAAACATTAGCCACCACGGGATCTAATACGTTTACAGGAAATCAAACTATATCAGGATCAATAGTTCTAACCGGCGGCAATGTAGAATTTATAAGTACAAAAGTAACTGACGTGTTTAATCAAACAAAAGTTGTTAATCCAATAATATCCTCATTAATATATTCCGGTGTAAATATAGAATATACTGCACAACGAAGTGGAGAAATTAGATCTGGTATGATATTTTCTTCTTGGAATGGAAGTGCAATCACATACACCGATACGTCCAACGTAGAAATCGGAGAGTACAACGATTTAAGTTTTGATTTTATCAGAGTAGGTGATGACATTAGATTCCGAGCATATAGTTTGGGGCTGGGATCTGGAGCATGGACAATCCAGTTTTTATTTAAGTTATTTCCAAATTTGTTGTAGTTGATTAATATAGTACACGTAGTAGTTTATATATCAAACTAACTATTTATAGTATAGATATTTAGTACCCTTTGGAGACTTCCATGGCCAATGAATTTGTAGCTAGAAAAGGTATTATTGCCCTATCCGGTGGGGCACAAATTACGGGATCGTTGCTGGTCAGTGGTGCAATAAACGCACTGGGATTTGACGTAAGTGCACGATCATTCACAGGTTCGTTTAGTGGATCCATTGGAACCGCAGTATTTGCGGAAACAGCAAACACGGCATCATACGTATATCCAACGGGTCTGCCATCTGGAGTAGTATCTAGTTCTTTACAAATTAATACCGGATCATTTACGGGATCATTTACAGGAGATGGATCCGCACTAACGGGAATTGCAACTACTTTAAATACTGCGGGAACCAGTGGCACCGGTACGGTAAATTTAAATTCACAAACACTAACAATTAATGGTACAAATGGAGTAACCACAACTGCATCTGGTCAAACAATTACTGTAGCAATACCAACAGGTACAGTCAGTAGTTCTACTCAAGTTGATGTACGTAACACGACAGGAATTGCTACTATTGCAACAACTGGGTCTAATACCTTTACTGGTGTACAAACTATATCCAACACGACAAATAGTACTGCATTTAATAATGGTGCATTAATTGTCGCAGGTGGAGTAGGAATTGCTAAAGACGTAAATATTTCGGGTAGTTTAACCGTCACGGGATTACTCACCGCAGTATCAACGTCGGTACAATACGTAACCTCATCGCAATTAAATGTAGCAGATAATAAGATTGTTGTTAATACGAATGATTTAGTACGATTCGGTGGATTGTCGGTAATTGACTCGGGATCCTCTTCTCCGACCACTGCATCAATATATTGGGATAGCTTAGCACACCACTTTATTTATGAAAATCTCAGTGGATCTGGATATAACAGTGCAATCATTATTGCGGGTCCAAAAAATACAGGAGCACTTGGAAACGAAACAGAATTAATAACAGGTCGCGTTCCAGTTGCATCAGGCGGTGATCACATTGACACTGGACTAGTATCCAGTTCTATTCGTATAGATTTTCCTTCACGACTTACCCACATTGAAGCGGGATTATATGTTACTGGAGCAATTACGTCTTCGGTGGGATTCTCTGGGGATGGTAGTAATCTTACCGGCGTTGTTAGTACATTAAGTGTCACAGGATCAGAAAGTGGTACCGGTACAATTAATCTTAAAACACAAGGATTAATTGTCAGTGGAACCAACGGCGTTGTAGCAACCGCCAATGGACAAACTCTCACCATCAGTGGTAGTAATGCAACAACAACAACAAAGGGTGTTGCATCATTTAACAGTACAAACTTTACGGTTACTGGTGGTGAAGTTACATCCAACAATATTACCATCAATGGCGGAACCGTTACACTTGGTGGTACACGTAACATTACTCTTGCACAAATTACAACACAAGGTGCAACTACCACTGATGCAGTCACGTTAAGTGGTGGAGCAACCATTGGAAGTGCATTTCAAACGTCTAGTACTTATGTTGCTGCCGGTCCCACAACAAATGAAGTTGTATTAAGTTTGGCCACCGGAAGTTTTGATGCAGCACATTTTGATTATGTTCTCAAGAGTGGAGCAAATCTCCGTACAGGAACGGTCATGTCAATATGGACGGGTGGTTCAATAGAATTTACCGATACATCAACAAACGATATCGGAAATACTAGAAATGCAGATTTCACTGTAGATACCAACTCTGGAAATGTGCGATTAAAGTTTACTGTTACGTCCGGCACCTGGACAATTAAAACATCAACGAAGTTACTCTAAGAACTACTTAAATATAAGGGGTGGGTACTAATCCTACCCACCCCTTTCTTTTTTTAACCTTTGGACATGTGAAAAAGGGACATTATGGCAAATGAATTTATTGCCCGTAAAGGGTTAATATCAAGCGGTAGTGTTGACGTATCTGGCTCTGTTACCGCAAGTGGATTTTTTGGAACTGCATCAATTGCCAATAAAGTTGCTGGAGGTACGCAACTCTATGTCCCATTGTGGTCAACCACATCCACGCTCTCGTCCAGTTTATTATATCAGACCGCATCCAGCATATTACTTGGTGCAACTACACAACATACACCAGAAGCCCCCGATAGATTTGGCGTATTTGCCGGAGTCACGGATTCATATAATCTTATTTCGGCTCACGGGGAAACGGATCAATATCTCCAAGTCAATGTTAAAAATTTCAGCGCTGGAGCTACTGCATCATCCGATATTGTTGCTACCGCAGATACGGGCGATGAACTTGGCGGATTCGTTAATTTAGGCATCAACAATAGTAACTATGCACTCGTTGATGGAATTGGTGGACCCTTAGATGCGTATTTGTATACGACGGGTAGTGATTTATTACTAGGAACGACATCGCCAAATAAACGAGTTATCATATTTACAGGTCCTGGAAATGCTGCAAATAATGCTCGTGTGTATATTGATGCTTCGGGATCGGTTGGTATCAACACACAGAGTCCAACGCCAGGTGTCCCGGAGGCACTGGTTGTAGATGCAATTACGAATTCATACAATCTGATTACCGCCCGAGCAACTTTAGATAACTACGCACAGATTAATATTAAAAATTTAAGTGGCGGAAACAGTGCGTCCGCAGACATTGTTGCCACCAACAATATTGGAACTGAAACGTCGTATTATATTGACATGGGTATCAATAGTGATCAATATAATCAACCTGGATTTGTTGGCGGTCCCAATGATGCGTATATCTATTCTACTGGTAACATGTTACATATTGGTAACGCTAGTGCGAATCAACACGTCATGTTCTTTGCGGGTGGGTCTGATGCAGAAGCAAATAATAAACTCACACTAGACGCAAATAATAATCATAGTTTATCGGGTTCATTAAATGTCACGGGGAGTATAAATGTACTTGATAATGTAGTAAATAATTTAACCGCATCGTTTGCCGTTACTGCAAGTTATGTGCAAGGGGCGGCAAGTGATTGGAACACATTGGCAAATAAACCAGATGGAATAGTTTCTAGTTCTACCCAAGTACAAAATTATAATGTATTTGCTACAACCGGATCCAATGTATTTAAAGCATCACAAACCATCACGGGTAGTTTAATTGTCACCGATACAATTACCGCACAACAATTTAATATTGAATTTATATCATCCTCGGTAATATATGAAAGTGGTTCTACAAAGTTTGGTGATAGTGCAGACGATACGCATCAATTTACTGGATCATTGAGTGTTTTAGGAAGTATCAGTGGGAGTTTAGTACTTCCCGATGGAGTGGTTTCCAGTTCTACACAAGCAGCAAATTGGACAGTGTTGTCCGCATCTTTTGCAACCACAGCTTCAGCAGCCACGAGTATTACGTTTACACCAGCAACTGCATCTTTTGCAACAACCTCATCGGCTGCTACATCTATCACGTTTACTCCAAGTACTGCGTCATTTGCCACAACGGCAAGTGCAGCAACGTCTATAACATTTACTCCAAGTACTGCATCGTTTAGTGCTACATCATCATTTGTTAATACGTTAAATCAAAACGTATCCGCATCTGGTAATATTGAAGCAGGTGCCAACCTTCGTTCAAATTTTTCTTCTGGTGATGAAGGTGGTGAAATTAATCTCGCGAGGCCACAAACTAACACTAGTATTAGTGGTAGTGTCGTTATTGACGTAAATGGAAATAGAGTTCGTATTTTTGAAGCTAATTTACCAAATCGTGGTGGGTATTACGATATTACATCACTTGCTGCTGGAGTAGGGACAAACTTAGCAGGTGGTGGTGGAACCGTTACCTCAATAACAGCAGGAAATGGGTTAACTGGTGGAACTATCACAGGAGTTGGTACGATAACTCTTGATACGAGTTCCGCACATTTTATTACAGGATCGGTTTCTGTATTGAATCTCAAAAATGTGGTCAGTAGTTCTACCCAAATTAACACGGGATCATTCACAGGTTCATTTGTTGGGCAATTAACGGGAACTAGTAGTTGGGCAAGTAATGCAATAACAGCAAGTGCGGCAACGTCTATTACCTTTACTCCCGCAACTGCTTCATTTGCTACAACAGCCTCTGCTGCTACTTCTATAACATTTACTCCAAGTAGTGCATCGTTTGCTACTACATCATCATTTGCTTCTAATACACGGTTATTAAATAATACAGGATCCGGTGTATTTGCAACCACGGGATCTAATAGTTTCAATGGAACACAAACTATCACGGGTTCCCTACTGTTAACCACCGATATTGTAGTATTCAGCGGATCATTTACTACTTCTGGATCATTTGCAATAACGGGTAGTTTGGGTGTTACGGGTGGAATAACAGGATCCTTGTTGGGTAGTTCTTCGTTTGCCACTACGGCATCTGCTGCTACCTCTATTACATTTACGCCAACTACCGCATCATTTGCAACCACGGCATCGGCTGCAACCAGTATAACCTTTGTTCCGTCAAGCGCATCTTTCGCAACGACAGCAAGTGCGGCAAATTCCATAACATTCACACCTGCATCCGCATCATTTGCAACCACATCCTCGTTTGCACAAAATGCACAACTGTTAAATAATACGGGGTCGGCAACGTTCGCAACGACAGGATC